TCATAGCCGCTTCTAAGCTCTACTCCAGCCCTCTCATAGGACTCTTCTATGATATCGCCTATATCTAGATTGAAAGAGTAAGATCCGCTAGTAGCCATTATCTGATTACGCCTCTGGTTAATCCACGGACAGCTCTGCCGTCACGGTTAATAATCCTACCACCATTAAATTTCTTCTCAACAGAATCAGACTCAGACATAGCAATAGCAATAGCCTGATCACGATTGGTTACTTTTTGACCAGAACCACTCTTAAGATCTCCAGCTTTATACTCGGACATAACTTTCTTAATCTTTCTCTTCTGAGCAGGCGATTCCATAATCTCTTTACCCATCTGTGATCTACTAATCATTTAACATTTCCATCGTTTTCTAGCTTGACGCAGCCTAGAATTAGGGTCTTTAGCTGCTTTTGGAAACTTTTTCATTTGACCTTCAGAACGAGCGCAGAAAGATTTACGCCGCTTTGCATCTTTACTACCTTTCTTAACCTTGCCCGTTACTGCTGTTTTCAACTTAGATCCGGGGTTGTCCTTACGATATTTAGCCACACCTTTCTTGGTCATGCCTGCACCAGACTTAGTCGGACGCTTATGACCACCTTTTATGGTGTGGCCTTTCATAGTCCCCTTCTTAGAATCTTTAGGCATCGCTACTTCTTCTTAGATACTTTCTTTTTTCTTTTAACAGCAGAAACTCGCCTTGGCTTACCAGCAGGCTGACCAAGTCTTTTCTTCTCTGCCACTTTCTTTTTCTTTTCTGCGGCGCTCATTTCTCCTGATGTCTTAGGAGTCTTACTAGAAACTTTCTTTGTTGGCCTACAATAAGGAGTGCCTCTCTTATCGCCTTTTTTTCTGCCACAAGCTTTTCCGGTTTTAACGTCTTTCCAATCTTCTTTAAACCAACGCTTTAAGGCTGCGCCTTTTTCCGTTTTACGAACTGCCACTGGATTTGTTACCCCAATTAGCAGCACCTACCTTACGGCATTTAGCTATAGCACCAGACGCATAAGCAGAAGGAAACACTTTGTATCTTGCCTTAACCTTTCGGTAGCAAGCATCCTTAGTGCTTCCGCCATCTTTAAACTTGGCTACTGTTCCGCCGCCGTAATACCTTCTCATGTTATGTGTAAGTCTTATTTAAAGTCATTACTATTGAGTAAGCGTCACCGGATGCAGCGCCCGTAGTTGTAAACAGGATATCTCCAGTTTTACCCGCAGCAGCGTTGTTTGGTATTCCACTAAAATCCCTGTAGTCTAAATCATCAGAATAGTCTTCAGGAAGATAAGTAATTAAAGTATTTGTTGTTGCGTCAAATTCTATTTTGACAGCCATCTTATAAGTAACGAACTGGATTCTAGATACAACAACTCCAGTACACGCTTTACCTGTTAGAGGATCTGAGTTAAGAGCAGACACATCAACCTTAACAACACCAGATTCACCATTGCCGTCACTTACATTTGTAAACTTCATGATGGCAACCTTAGCCCCATCTTGAATAGTTTGACTGGTAACTAGATCAGCCATCTGAATTCTCCTAAATAAAGGGCGAGTTACCCCGCCCTATATTTTACGAAAGGTTGTTGTTCTGAATGTACATAACCGTAACTGTTGCAACGCCTGTTGTGCCATCACCATTAGCTCCGGTGAAATCAGCTAAAACCTCTAGGTCAGTAGTTCCAACATCAGTGGCCTCTGTATCTAGTGTTCCGTGAGTAGTGGCAAGAGCCTTAGTATTCACAGCATCTAAAAAAGCATTTGCATCAGAAGCTGTTCCAACTGAAATAGTAGCAGCTCCACCATCATTTCCAACGGTGGTGACGTTTAAAATCACATCAACAATTTGAGAGTTGGCGGGTACTATTGCCATTCTCTGATTGAGTTGGCTTGCGCCTGTGATATTTGGTGCAGCGGATTGGGCCATCACAACAAAACCTACATTGGCTACATCAGTGCCAACAGTTGTTCCGGTGGTATCTCGAATGGTTCCAGCCTTAATCGGGCCGGAAAAAGTGGTAGTAGCCATATGTTACTCCTGTCGGGGCTAGTGTCTGCTTTCACAGTCAGGGTAAAAACAGAGAGGGGCAAAGCCCCCCTCTGGTACATCTGTACTTCTTACGAAGTACCGGGGGAACCGTAAATTCCCAGCGGATCAGATACTCCAAACGAATAACGCTCACGCGCTTTGTAGCGCACGTTACCAGTATCGAAGTCTCCATCCATTGAAGTCTCAAGCGGAGTACGCTCGAAATGCTTCATGCCGTTCGGAACATCGGTAATCAAGAAGAAAGCATTGCTGTCAGTCAAATAATGATTGACGCTATACCCTTCAGGGATAGAACCGTTGTTACGAAGTGCGTTGATGTCGTTATCGGCTGTACCGACTCGACCTTCTGTTTCCAGTAGACGAGTAGCAACAAACATCAATGCAGGCGGAACAATCAAACGCCGAGGACGAGCAGCGATAAGAAGACCTCTCTCATCAGTAAACGCAGCAATATTAATCACAGCGTCTTCCAAAGAGACTTCATTCAAATCAGCAGCAGTTACCGGACGGTTGCTGTTAGTACCACCATTAACAAGGGGGTGACCATTACCACCAGCAACACCATCGCCAGCAGCAGTGAACAAGTTTACTCCATCGCCGCCTTGAAAGGCATTGGTGAAACCATTGTTAAGGGGGAAAGCAGATTTAACTTGCTTCGTGTAAGCCATACCTCGTGCCAATGCTTTGGTGTAACGAGCAGACAGAGAGTCATAGAGGTTATCCTCCATAGCTTCTTCTGTAATGCTGAAACCCATCGCAACGGTCTCGTGGTTATAACGGGCTGTGAAAGATTCTTGAGCGGAATCGTAAGATATCGCGCTACCTTCAGCCTTCACAGGAGCCGCGCCAAAACCACTCAGCTTGACTTCCTCTTCAAACGAACGATCAGATGATTCACTTTCGTAGATCATCGTGTGTTCGTCTTCGTACTTTTCATACTCTAAGCCAAACAGGGCGTTAAGACCCGGAAGTAGCTCTTTGAGCATTTGCGCTCTTGAAATAGCCATTCGCTAGTCTCCTTATGTGCCTGTGCCAGTAGTTTGACGATACTGATGGTCACCAAAGTTAAAGAACACTAAGGCATCAGTAAACGCATCACCAACTGCACTGTCTGGGCCATCAACAAATTCCACAATTCGCAAAGGAAGTGTAGCAGTTGTTGCGGCAGTTGAACTATCCAAAGCATTTTTGCTTCGGCCTATATCAGTTGAACCAGCAGTCTGGACAACCGCGACATTGTTACCAAGATCAGCTTGAACTAAAGCAGCATCGCCCTGCATCTTGAATACAGCATCGGGATCATCAATGACATAAGCAACAGCATCAGAAGCTACTGTTCCTGTGGGCCAAATCTGAGAGAACGTCATCTGCTTAGTGGTGGGATCTGTAAAAGCACAGCCCATAAACACACCAACAGGTGTCAACGTAGTAGTACCAGTGTCTTTTTCAACAACACCAGCAGCTACCATTTTTACAAAATCGCCATAAAAGATGTTAGCAGCATAGCCACTAGCAATCTTAATATGCCGCATCTTGCCGGAGAAAGAACCACTGGCAGACAAAGTGCCAACTGGTTCCGCTCCCATAGGGGTTGCGGTTGCAGCCATTAGGAATTACCTCAATTATAGGCCGAACCTAAACGGTTTCAGCCTTTACCAAAAGAAGTCCTCGTAGTCCTATCAGGTTTTAACATAGGCATACGGGGATCGTTTTCTCTCATGAAACTATTATCCACAGACTCCATCTGTTGAGCAGCCATTTGCTGATAATACTCTTGTCGTTTATCCATCTCTTCTTGAGGAGCTTTGCAAAGCAAAAGCCCACCAACTTCGATGTTGCCAACAAACCGCGAGTTTAAATCAGACATGACTTGCATCTCTGGATGATCATCTGCCTTAACAGGAACCCAGCCTTCTCTCATTTTCTGAGAGACATTAGTGTTATCAGGTTGTCCCAGAACGCTGGTTCTTATCCATCGGAAAGCCCAGCCGTCTTTAGGTGCAGGAACAGGTAACACTGATGCCGGAGTCCAGCTATCAGAATTTCTAGTTTCAGTTTCTCTGCTCTCATTAGAGCGTGGTGTGCGCTGATTAGCCATTAATTACCCCTTCATGAGTTGTCTGGCGTATTGCTCGTTAGTGAGTCCAAGTCGCTTTGCGAGAGAGACTTGGCTGGGAGTAAGTTCTACTGTGCGTGGTTTTGCGCCATTATTTCTATTGGCTGGGGCAACCACGTTTACCCTACTAGGTGTAGAAGGAACTTCGCTCCCAGAGCTTACATCTCCACCAAAGTATTCAGGAAACTTTTGACGCATTGTCGCGTCAATCCTATTGTAGTATTCATCGCTTGACGGGTCTAATCTTTCGTCTTTAATTAATTTCTCATGCATCCCGTAAGCTAAAGCAGTCATGTCCTTGTAACTAGGATTAAGAAACCAAGGATTGTTTTCCTTCCAGCTTCTCTGCTTTTCAGAAAGGGGCTGAGGCTGCGCCTGTGCTTGTGCCTGCACTTGGTTAGCTTGTTGAACCTGAGCCTGTCTAGTTTTTTGAGCAAACTGTCTGCCCTGCTCCTTCCTTTCTATCTCTTTTAACTCATATTGAGCAAGATTTAAAGCTTCTTGAGTAGCAACTATCTGATCAGTGTTGCCCTCTTCATAAGCAGTTTTATAGCTATTCTTGGCATTTTCATAGTCAAGCTTCGCTTTTTGCTTTACAGAATCAATAAGAGCTGTCTCGCCACGATCTATTACCGACTGATAGTTCTTGTTCTTTTCAACAAGATCTTGAGCTACACGAACAGCTTCATCGCGCATCTTCTCAGCATCTTCTCTTTTTCTTCTGTCATCATTGTTGATGGCAACAAGCTTGCTTATTCTTTTCTGAGTAGAACCTTTATAGCCTTTTAGCTCTTCCTCAGTAATCCCATCATCGGCTGGAGTGTCATCTCCAAACGTGGGTCTATTTTTGTCTTCCGGCGGAGTGTCATCAACAACCTTAACTTCAATATCACTCGCTGACTCTTTAGGATCTGGTTCTGACTTCTTCCCAATCTGAGTCCTTACACCAAAAAATTTATCTTCACTGCTAGTTTCTTCTACTTGATCTGCATCACTCATATTTTTCTAATGCCTCTTGGATCGTCAACAATAGCCTCTACGCTGTCATCATTAATAAGCCTGAACTCTCGGTCATGTATATTGAACCTAGTTCCAGAATAAGATCTCATCAGAATAAAATCGCCCTCTTTACAGTAAGGGCCATTAGGAAACTTACTTTTATCCTGATAGGCATCTGGGCCAAGCTTCATAACAAACCCGACAATAGAACCAACTTCTTCTAACTGTCTCGTTGCTTGTGCTTTAATGATTCCGCCCTCAGTCTTTTCGTCAACTTCAGGCAACGCTATTAATAGTTTATATCCAGAAGGCTCAGGCAACTGGGTAGGCTTTGACTCGACATCTTTCTCGTCATTTGTCTCCACTTCAGTTTTAACTGATCCAACTTCTACAGTAGCAGCTTCACTCATTTTATTTCCTTAGCACTGGATATTAGTGTCCAGAGTCACTTGCACCGCACGATGCGGAGAATTAAGCGTTTTCAATCCTTTGATTTATATCAAGAATTTCTCTCTCAGCCATAGCAAGACCTTCTATAATCCCGCAGCATTTAGAGTATTCATCAAAAGTCTTACAGCTACCCGTGCTGATGTGATCACTTACATCGTTCATCATTGTTCGGATATTTTCTCTAAGAACTTGTAAAGCGTTGTTACTAAAAACTTCACTCACCAGATAGCTCCTTCGCTATTTCGACACCGACTTTAACGCCATCAAGCATATCTTTTGACTGCATTCTAGATTTCTCTA